TGCTGATAAAATTAATCAGTTAGACAACTTACCAACTCAATTAATCATCGGACACCTGCGTAATGACAATGACTTTGGAATCTATTCACAGCCTGGGTCACAGGTGGTTAGTCAAGATTGGTCAGGTATTCAAGAACGGACATTGCCTTTTGAAATAGCTTTACGCACTGATGATTTTGAATTAGGTAACAACACACTGTGGAAGATAAGCGAGTTGTTGGATAACACGGACAGTTTGGAAACAGATGACACGTATGATTTCAACAAAATAGATATTGAGCCACAACCATTCGCAACCATGATTGACGTCTCTGAAAAAGGCGTTTTTTTATTGGACTTTAACGTTGAAATAACACAACAAATTAATTTAGGAGATTAAAATGGCAAAAACATTTAATGAAAACTATCAAAACAAGTTGGAGATTGATACAGCCGGTAATACAACGCTTGATGATGTTGCTAAGGCATCGTGGGCTACACTTGCAGCTGGTATTCAAACAATTACACCTTCTGCATCTGAAACGGCTGATACAACACCTTACTATGATGGTGAAGGCTTCTCTAGTGTCGATGTCACTGGTAAGACAATTTCATTTGCCGTTGCCGGTCATCGCCTAGATGGTGATGCAGCACAAGATTATATTGCCTCAAAGTATATTGGTGTAGGTGATACATTGCACACATTGGCTCGTTGGACTGACCCATCAGGTAAGCAAGTTCAATTCCCAGCTACTTTGCAAGCTATCGTACCATTTGGTGGTGCTGCTAACGCAAAGCAAACATTTAGTTTCACTCTTGCAGCTAATGGTAAGCCACAAGTTGTTAACGCTAGTGGTTCAGGTTCTACAACAGGTGGAACTACTGGCGGCGGACAATAATATTGATCTAGCGACAACGGCTCAAACGTTCAAATGGGGTGAAAAGCCCAATTACATAACAATTACAGACGTTCATAAGGAGAACACGCATGGCAATTAACATTACAAGTTTGGTAATCAAATCAGAGAATTTCATTATTGGTAAGCGAACATACACAGCTCGTTACACACCTGAAATTGATGAAAAGTATTCTGATTTAATGCTTAAGACGGGTGATTTGTATCGTCGAGTTGAAAAGTATGATGAAGATGCAACGCTTGATGAACAACGCAAGTTAGTCAAAGATTCATATCAAGAAATGTTCGATAACTCAAAGGACTATTTAGCTGCTGCATTAGGACAAAAGTCTGCAGATGAAATTGTTAACTATGCGGATCATCGTGCGGTAACTGTGGTTAAGATTGCTCAGGCCGTGTTTGAAGCTGGACAAAGCGATGAATTGAAGCAAAAGTACGGCAATAATCGTGCACAACGTCGCTCAAAAGGCAATGACTGATGTTTTCATTTACCAAGCGACCAGAGACGACATTTAAATTACTTGATAAAGAATATCGAATTAATTTAGCTTTTAATGTTGTGATTGAAGCGTTTGGTGTTTTGGATAGTGATTTAGATGATGTTGAAAAAATAAACAAGTGTTTTGATTTGCTGGTTGTTGATGATGTGCCAAGTAACGATATCGCAGTCAAAGCAGACATAATAAAGAGTTTGTTTGAGTATATCAATCAAAAACCATACGGTAATGATGAAAGTGATTTTAACAATGAAACTCAAGCTGATGAACCATTAAATAGTCGGGCTGATTTTGATTATGAACAAGATGCTGGAGCAATCTATGCGTCTTTTTTTAATTTTTATCATATTGATTTAAATCAGATGATTGATCGCATGGATTGGCATCGGTTTAAGGCTCTATTTGACAATTTGGGTCCGGAAACTCCTATTCAAAAGATTAGACAATATCGAAGTGATGACTTGACTGGATACAAAGATAATCCGGAACAAGCACAATTCGTAAGTGAAATGAAATCTTATTACCAACTTGATAATCAGGTGGAGGGAGATGGATTCACAGGAAACGCATCTGCAATTTTCGACATGATGATGGGAGATGCTGAATAAACACAGAAAGGAGGAAACTGAATGGCTGATGGTTCAATTAACATTGATTTATTGTTAAATGATCAAACTGATAAAACTTGGAGTGAGTTCAAATCAAAGGCTGAAAGTGCCGGTAAAGGTGGATATGAAAAGTTCAAAGAGTCATTTAAAGGTGACCCACTGATTGCAAAACTTGAAGCACAAGCTAACAAAGCTGGTATCAACAACTTTAAAGAGTTACTAAACAAGTTACCTAAAGAAAAACGTACTGAATTGTTGGCCAAAGCTGAAAAAGGTGAAGTTGTTAACTATGAAAAGTTACTTAAAGAAATACCAGCTAAGATAACGTCTGAAGTAGAACTAAACGACAATGCTACCACTGGCTTGAAATCTATTAAAGAGCAAGCTGAACGAACTGGCGACAAGTTTAGGCGGTTGAAAGATATCATGATTGGTACTTTCGTAGCCAATGCTGTTATGGGTGGTGTAAACGCTATAACTAATGGTCTGAAAGAGATGACTAAAGCCGGCATGGAGTATAACAAGGAACAGGACACGATGAAAACCGTTTGGACTGCCTTAACTACCGAAGCACCACAAGATGGTAAAGAGTTGGTTGATTACATTAACAACCTTTCTCAACATTCTATTTATGCAGCTGACAATATTAATGAAATGGCACAAAGTTTCTACCACGTTCATTCAAACGTTGAGGAAACGAAGAAATGGACTGATGCATTCGTTGCGTTAGGTTCTACCCTTCACATGACTGGACCGCAGATATCTGAATCAGGTGAAATGTTTGCCAAGATTGTTGCAGGTGGTAAAGCTAGTGCAGAAGATATGTCTGTCATGATCAACCGTTTTCCAATGTTTGGTGAGGCTTTGCAAAAGGCTACTGGTAAAAGCATGAAAGAACTGTATGCCATGAGTGCTGCTGGTAAGCTATCTGCCACACAATTCACTGAAGCACTTGATTACCTCGGCGAGAAGTATAAAGGCGGTACAGAAGAGGCCATGACTTCTATGCAGGGTATGAGCATGTACCTGCACTCTCGTTTACAAGTATTGTCTGGCGAGGTTATGAAAAGCTCGTTCGATATGAGTAAATCAGCAACATCTGCGCTACAAAGAATTACGAGTGACGACAGCATGAAAACATTTGCTGATGGAATCGGTCAAGCTATGGGTGGTGTTCTTAGCATTATCGGTAACGTCATTCAATTTATTGAGAAGAACAAGAATACCATTGTTGCTGTATTCGGCGGCATAAAAGATGTTGTAGTTCAAGTATTCGGACTGATAGGAAATGCACTATCTTTATTTTCAATTAGTTTCAAAGCTAACGTTTTAGGAGCTGTGTCCGATGGCAAGGTAGGAGAAAAAGTTAACGGCATTAAAAAGGCGTTTGATGACCTAGTAGAGGCGATAAAGCCTATTGCATCTGCTGTAGGTGGTTTTGTTGGCGTATTGGCTGGGGGTATTGTAAGTACTATTGTTAAAGTAGTACAAGGAATAGCGGACGGTTTCACTAATGTAGGGGATTCCGCTGATAAATCTAAAAAGAAATTAGATTTTACTGCGATATTTGGAATAATCATCAAACTGTCACAATCTCTTAATGATATATTTACTGTTTTGGGAGAAATTGCAAAACCATTAGGCGAAATAATTGGTTCGATTGCATCTGGTGCTTTTGAAGCATTCAGCGACATTATCGGATTAATTGTTGATGGATTAAAACACTTATCTGGTCAAGCTAAAGAAGCCAGTGATAAGACTAATCCATTAGCAAAGGGTCTAGAATCAGTAGCAAAACACAAGCAAGCGCTAGAGGCCGTAGGTCTAGCTGTTGGAGCTATTGCAACTGCTATGATTGCCGTTAAAGGCGTAGTAAGTGTATTTAAACTCATAAACGATGGAATCACAACGGTACGTATCGCAACGATGTTGATGACGGATGTGTGGAAAGCGTTAAACCTAGTATTAAAAGCCAACATATTTGTAATTATAATTACTGCTATTGTTGCCTTAGGTGTTGCGTTTTACGAGCTATATAAGCACAATAAAAAATTCAAAAAGTTTGTTGACGATTGTGTTGATGCCGCAGCCGACTTCTTCAAAGGTATTGGTAAATGGTTTGGCCAAGCTACAAAAGAAATTAGCAAGTTCTTTGGTGGATTAGGAAAATGGTTTGGAAACGTTGGCAAGTCAATCGGTAATGGTTCCAGTGCTATAGGTAAATGGTTTGATGGACTTGTTAAGGGTTTCGTTAAAGGGTGGAACTCTTTTATAAAGACAGCGGGAAAGTTGTTTAGTACACTAGGAAAAATATTTTTATATGCATTACTTGGTGAAGTTGGTGTAGTCTATATATTTGGAAAACTCTTGTATAAAGCCTTTGAGCCAGTATTTACGCCAATAGTAAAACTGTTTAACTCTGTATTTAAAGGGATTGTTAAGTTCTTGGTATCTGTTTGGAATCCAGTTCAAAAGGCTTGGGACTTAACTTGGAAAACAATTCAAAAGATATTCACTGTTGTATTTGGTGCTATATTGAAATTCTTTGAGATTGAGATTTCTGTTTACCGTAAAATTCTTCAAACATTTGTAAACTTTGTTGTTAAAGTATGGGAAACAACGTGGAACTTTGTGTTATCTGTTTTCAAGTCTATTTGGAACGCCTTGGTTAAATTCTTTAGACCCGTCATTGAATGGCTTAGCGATATTATTTCAGATACAATGAAATTCATATCCAAGGCTTGGAATAAGGTATGGCAAGCAATCAGCGATTTCTTTGGTGATATTTGGAAAAGTATTAAAAAAACTGGAAGTAACTCAGTTAATAGCCTTAGTGATACCATCAGCGGTGTCATGAAAACAATTGACGGTGTATGGCGAGGAATGTGGAAAGGCCTTAGCGACTTCTTTGGTGGCATATGGAAAGATATTAAAGGATATGCCGAGGATGGTATTAACGGA